TTTTAATAAAAAAATCAATTTTTAATTTCTTGATAAATATTATTATTATGTCTAGTAAGAAATTAAAAAAATTATTAGGTCTATCAAGTTCCAATGATATTTCAGATAATACATCAGATAATTCAGATATTCTTTATAAAGATAATATAGATTACGATAATACAAAAGAAATAACGTACTATAGTACAGACAAAAATAGTTTTGTAACTAGCAGAATTCCTAAACATATGAATGTTTCATTAAACCCCGTATTAAATGCAGCATTAAATAGTGATAATAGTGATAATAGTGATAATAGCTATAATAGTGATAAATCAACATCAAGTATATCATATAATTCATTTTTTGATAATGTAAATAATTACATTTCTGATTTATCAAACACATCCGAAACTTCAAATACATCAGAAACACAATTAGATGATATTTTATCGTTATATTCTGTAAATAATTCTAATAATATTTCTTTAGATTCAGACTCAGATGACTCAGATGACTCAGATAACTCAGATATATCAAATATATTTAAACAAAAAGATAGACGTAAATCATCTGTTTATTCTAATATATCAGATTTGACACAAGACTCTTATGATTCGGATGACTCTTATGATTCAGATGACTCAAATATATCAAATATATTTAAAAGTAGTTCTATTACTTTTTAAAAAAGTAATATCAAAAAGGGCTCACGCCTGCAAGAACTACTACTATATAACTGGTAATAATTCGCTTGCAGGCGTGAGCCCTTTTTGATATTACTTTTTTAAAAAGTAATGTTTTTGATATTAAATATAATATATTATTTAAGAACTACACATCATACAATCCTCTTTATTTTCTAAACTACATGCTAACACAGCTGCTTGTTCTTCTTGTTCTAGTTGTTCACCACGTTCTCTTTTTTCTCGAATACCCTTTTCTAATTCTGGATTTATAGAAAATTTACCTGCACTTGCACTAGCCTTGCTTCGTAAATAATACATTCCTGTTTTTAAATTTTTCTTCCATGCGTAAAAATGCATAGAAGTTAATCGTTTATAATTAGGATTTGCCATGAACAAATTCATTGACTGCATTTGATCTATAAAAACGCCTCGATCATGACATTGTTCTATTACACTTTTCATACTGATTTCCCAAACTGTTTTATATAATTCTTTTATTTCATTAGGAATAATATCTACATTTTGAATACTTCCATCATTTGCAATAATTGTATCTTTTAATTCATTAGACCATAAACCTAATTTTACCAAATCTTCGACTAAATATTTATTAACTACAATATATTCACCTGATAAAACACGACGTTTAAAAATACAACTATCAACTGGTTCAAAACATTCTGTGTTATTCATAATTTGTGCTGTACTGGCAGTTGGCATTAAAGCTAATAACATACTATTTCTAGCACCGTATTTTACAAGATCTTGTTTTAAAGTGTCCCAGTCCCAACGTCCTGATAAATAATTCGACAAGTCTATACCATCATATTCTGCTGCTAAATCAAATTGTAATTTACCTTGACTAAATGGACTACCTTGAAATGAACTATAAGCTCCATCTTTTTTAGCTAATTCTATAGAACCTTGTAAACATCCATAATAAATAGTTTCAAATATTTCTTTATTTAATTTTTTTGCTCCTTCACTTTCAAATGGTAATCGCATTGCAACATAGACCGATACGAGGCCTTGGACACCAACTCCGATAGGTCTATGTTTGAAATTACTAGTTTCAGTTTCAGGAACTGGATAATGATTATTATCAATAACTTTGTTCATTGGATGAATTATGTATTCGGAAATTTGACGTAAATGTTCGAAATCAAAATATGGTTTATTATCTTTATCATATTTTACATATTTTGGTAAAGCAATTGAACAAAGATTACAACAAGCATACTCTTTATCGTCAGAATATAAAGAAATTTCCATACAAAGGTTGGATGATTTAATAGTACCTAAATTTTTTTGATTACATTTTTTATTTACAGCATCTTTATAACCAATATATGGTGTTCCCGTTTCCATTTGAGCATCTAATATTTTTCTCCATACTTCTTGTGCTTTGATTACTCTTTTATATCGTTTCTCAGTAACATATTTATTATATAATTCTTCAAAATCTTCACCATATGTATCATTTAAACCAGGACATTCATCTGGACACATCAAATACCAATCAGTATCTTCTTCTACACATTTCATAAATAAATCTGATACCCACATTGCATAAAAGAGATCACGTGCACGGAGGTCTTCGTGACCTTGATTTTTCTTCAAATCTAAAAATTCAAGGATATCTGAATGCCATGGCTCTATGTACATGGCAAAAGAACCTTTCCTTTTTCCACCTTGATTAATATATCTAGCTACTTCATTATATACTTTAACCATTGGTATAACACCATCACTTGGACCATTAGTTCCTCTAATCATACTACCTTTTGCACGAATATTTGTAATATGAACACCTATCCCACCTGCTAATTTTGATATTTTACCACAATCTGTAATTGTTTTAAAAATTCCTTCTATTGAATCATCTGTTCCAAGAAGAAAACAACTTGATAAATTTTGCAATCTAGTACCAGCATTAAATAAAGTTGGTGTTGCATGTGTATAATAATGTTGAGAAATGAGTTCATAAGTTTTCAAAACAGAATCAATATCGTCTTTATGAATACCAACTGCAACCCTCATATACAAATGTTGAGGACGCTCTATTACTTCCATTCGATTTAATTTTACATTCCATATTTTCTGCAAATAACTTCGTTCCAATGTTTTGTATCCGAAATAATCAAATAAATAATCTCTGTTGTAATCAATGGCAAAATTAAGTGTATTTTTATGTTTTCTAATAATTTCAATAATATCATCTGCTAAAATTGGTGCATGATTACCTAATTTATCTGTATTACTATAAAGTCTCTCCATAACTTCACTGAAACATTCGTGTGTATTTTTATGAGCATTACTAATAATAATTCTAGATGCTAATTTTTGATATCCTAAATTGTCAATCATACTAACAGAAATTCTAGCTGCTTCTTCATCTAATTCGCACGATGTTACATTATCATATATACTTGATACAACCTTTTGAGCCACTATATCTGGATCAATTGATTTTAACGGACCTAAAACTTTATCGTTACATATTTTTTTTAAACGATAAATAATTTTATCAAAAGATAATTGTTCTAAACGTCCATCTCTTTTTTTAATCTTCATCTAATATAATAGATATAGAAAAATTATTTAGTTTTTTAATTTATTAAATTTTATTTAGTTTTTTAATTAAATAAAATTAAGTTAAACCATATAATTCAGTATTATTATTCTATTTTTAAAATCCTAACCACATTTATATTTATTTAAAAATAATTAAATTTAATAATTAATTCATATGGATCTTCAAGAAAATGATAACATTTCGCTAGATAAAACAGATTCTGAAAAAAATTCAAATAATAATACAAATATAATTTTACATAAAACAGATTTAATCTTATTAAACAATGGATGGAATGATAAAAATGAAAGATTAATTATTTCTATAGGTGAAAACGCAGCTTCTTATAAATGGATGCATGAAAAATCGAGTAATTATTATAAAAATTTAAGTACATTTTTAAATATTTTACTTATTATATTAGCAATTTTTTTATCAGCTGAAACAATTATTCCACTAAGTTATATACAAGATAATATGACAATTTTTATTTCAAAACAAGTTTTAACATATATTATAACTATTTTAACTATTTTACAAAATTTTTTTAAATATGACCAATTAGTTGAAAAACATATAAATGCATCATTGCAATTTAATGATCTTTATCACGATATTCAAAAACAAATGTGTATGTATAGAAGAGATCGTATAAATGCTACTATATATATATCTGAAAATTTAAAATGTTATGATTCATTAGTTATAAATAACCCGGATATAGTTCAATACGTTACACAAAAATTTAAAAAAATATTTAAAAATTCAAATATAGCATTACCAGATATTGCAGATAAAATTCAAAAAATAGAAATCATTACCGAAACTAAAAATACAAATAACAATAATAATAATAACAATAATAATATTAATAATAATATTAAAACATTAAATAATACAAAAAATGACTCAAGTTCTTCATCATCAGAATATTGTAATAATTTATCAAATATTTATAATGCTTTCCAAATTCACGGTGACATTAGTGATAAAGATCTTCAAAATTTAAATTCTAACGATTTAAAAGATTTTAAAAATGGTTTTAATCAAAATAAATCTAATTACGAATATCAACGATTCTTACAACATAGCAAAGAAACTGACTAATAATTACTTTTCAAAAAAGTAATATCAAAACAGGGCTCACGCCTGCAAATAAATTATTATCGTTTATATGTGAATATTTGTAATTTATTTGCAGGCGTGAGACCTGTTTTGATATTACTTTTTTGAAAAGTAATTTTGATATTACTTTTTTGAAAAGTAATTTTGATATTAATCTTTATTTTTTCAATAAAAAATAAAGTAATTATTCTATTTTATCTTTAGATAAAGACTCTAGTTTACAAGATCCAGTTAAAGACTGTTCTGTAGAAAAAGTAAAGTTGTTATAATGTTTTTGTTTTTTACCGAAACGTTTTAGTCGTTTAGCCAATGAACTATATACATCTTTTTTAAATGTTTTTAATATTTCTGAAACAAGACTTGTGTATTCTGTATAGTTCCAATTTGATTTAAGTTTTATAGATCCTTGTATTTTATTTAAAATTTGATGTAATGATTCTTTGTCTAATTGTTTTAATACTCTATTATTAATTTCACTATTAATATCTGCCCATTTAGAATTTTCTTTTAATGTATATTGTTTAGGGTTAAATGTATTAATTCCATCATATTCCAAAAGATTAATTGTATAAACATTTTCAGTTAATCGTTCAGAAGAATTATAAATATATCCTTTATTTATTTTTTTAATCTTTTTTATTACTTTATATTCATTTTGATTTTCTATAATTTCGTAAGATACTGTACGTTCATCTTTATTTAATGGTATGTTTTTTAAAGACTCTATATCATCATTAATATATTCTTCTATCCAATTATTAATAACAGTAGTATTATCACCATAAAATACAGTTATAACTTCTATTTTTTTATCGGAATTTTTTAAAATTATGTGCATATATTGTATTACAATTTATAAAGAAAAAATTTTCCTTGAATTATTACTTTTTTAAAAATAACTTTAATTTTTTTCCCAAAATGTTTGAGATCGTCCACTTGGATCTGTTGTATTAGACCATTTAGGTTCCCACATTTTAACTGTAAATTCACTTGTATTTTTATAACTCGTTGAATTGAAAAATTGACAAAATATATTTCTATAATATAATTTTTCTTTAGTATCTGGTTTGTTGTATGTATATTTATTTCGAAATCTTTCATAATCATATAAATTATATTTTTTGTCACAAAATACTGTAATTGCATCAATCCAATTATCCTTTTCTTTATTAAAGCCACTTACACCATCACTAAATTGTTCTTTTTTTCTATATAAAATATTATCTGGTAAATATCCTATAAAAGCATCTCTTAAAATATGTTTTTCCATTTTTTTTCTATCTAATATTTTATCTATTTCATTTTCCTTACCAAATATTTTCCATTTAGGATGTAATTTTAATATATAATTAACAAAATCAATATCAGTAAATGGTACACGTACTTCAATAGAATTTGCCATACACATTTTATTTGATCTTAAACAATCAAACAAATGCACATTACTAACTAAATTAATAGTTTCTATCTGAAAATCTAATTCGCTTGGAGCATTTGCACCATATAAATAACAAAGTAGTTCATCTGACAATTCACCTGAAAATAATACTTTAATATCTGGAAATTTTTGTTTAATAGATTTTGTTAGTAAATACATTGGTGTACTGGCTCTAATTGTTGTGCAATCATAACTTTCTGCAAACCATATAACTGAAGGTATTGCTTTAAGTCCTTCTTCGATTGTAAAATAAAATTCATGATGATCTGTATCTAAAAATTTTGATACTTCTCTAGCAGCTATTAAATCTGGTACAGATTCATTAACACCAATACTAAAAGTCTTTATTTTTTTATTATACCCCATTGATTTAGCTAATGAAACAACTAAACTTGTAATTAAACTACTATCTAAACCACCAGACAATAATACACCAAATTCAGGTGAATCAGAATTAATTAAATCTTGTAATTGTGATTTAACACTATTTGTTAATTTATCTCTAATAACAGCTGTAATTTCATTTCTTACATTTAAAATGTCAGTATCTAAATTATATGATAAATCAGCCAATACATTATAATTATTATAAAAATCCATGTATTCTTTTGAATATTCCATTAAATTATTTATAGATTTGTCATTTATAGATGTATATATATATTTTCTTGGATAAAATAGTTTAATATTATCTACAAAGCTACTCCTTTCTATATTGTGTATATTTTTATTACAACAAGGAACATCAAAATCTTTTTGGTTATTAATTTCTTCACATACAGTTTTGTCCTCCATTGTTAAACATTTTAACTCTGATGACACTACAAAACGTTGTAAAGTAGGATGATATCCTACATAAAGTGGAGTTACACCAATTGGATCTCTAGCTATTAAAACATGTTTATTTCTTAAATCATATAAAAAAAAAGAAAATTGTCCTTTTAATTTACTTAATAATAATGGTATATTATTTTTATATTTTTCATATAAAGGAATAATAATTTCACAATCAGATTGTGTACATTTATAATTTAATTCTTGTTCTAAATTTTTCCAATTAAAAATTTCTCCATTAATCACTAAATAAACCGTATTATCTCTGTTTACTATAGGTTGAACACTATCATTACCTGTTATTTTTAAACGTGTGTGTAACATTAAAACGGTTTTATTAGAATCAATAATAAGTTTATTTCCTGTACTATCTGGACCACGATGATTTAATTTTTTTAAAACATTATCTATAACATCTTTATAATTATTCCAAACATCTGATTCATTTTCAGGATTAATATTTGTTTCTTCAATTAATGCAAAAATTCCACACATTTATATTTAAAAATAACTGATTTTTTATATTATATATAAATAATAAAATATTCAATTTTATCCTAATGTCAGAAATAATAAATTTAGTATTAGTACATGTTGGAAAGGCGTTACCAGATTACATATATGATTGTATATATCAATGTTTATTAATTAATCATTATAGTTGTAAAATTTATATTATTATGGATGATTCTGTTATAAATGATTTTAAAAATAAATTATTAGAATTTGATTTTAATTTATATACAAAAGATAATTTTTATTATAATAATCTTTTACAAGTAATTCCTTTATCTATATTAGAGAACAATTATGATCAAAAATTTGAAGAATATAAAACTGCTATAACTAATAAATATCAAAATTTATCGGAATTTAGAGATGGATTCTGGATTTCTACAACGTCAAGATTTTATTATATTAGTCAATTAATGCAGTTATTTAAATTATCAAATGTATTTCATATCGAGAATGATATTATGATGTATGAGTCGTTTAATAATTTATATAAATATATACAACAAGAATTTGATTTAAAAGAAATTAATGAAATATGTATGATTAAAGATTCACCTAATAGAGTAATTCCTAGTTTATTATTTTTTCCAAATATTTATTCAATATCTAAATTAATATATTTTATGACAAATACATTTAAAAACAGTAAAAATTTTGTAAATGATATGAATTTGTTAGGAACATTTTCAGACCAAATAAATTTACCAATAGATATAACACATGATTCTAAAACTAATATAATTTTTGATGGTGCTGCGTTAGGACAATATTTAGGAGGTGTAGATTTTAAAAATATACCAAATTCAAGTGATTTATTAGTTCAATTTAATAATCCAACCAAGGGATTTATAAATGAAACAAGTATTATAAAACCTAATAAGTTTACTTTTATAAATAGAAAAGTTATTTTCGATCATATCAATATTCCAATCACTGTACCATTGTGTACAAATCCCGAAATAAACAATATATATAATAAAATAATATTAAATAGAATTGCTAATTTACATATTCATAGTAAACAATTAAATGAATTTTCTAGTATAAATAATTTAATATATAAAGAAATAATAAGTGGAGATAGAATTATATCATTATGCGATTTTGTATTATTATCAAAGGATATATATGATTTTCATCAAAATTTAAACAAATATGCTAATGATATTATAATTATAAAAGATTTCAGAAATATAAATATTGATTTATTAAACTTGCATTTTAAATCATTTTGTAATAAAAAAAATAAACAAGAAGTAAAGCTATTTATATACACACATATATTGGATCTTTTTATAAAATATGTATTACCAAATCTAGATAAATCTATAGAATATATATTATATATACATAATTCTGATGATTCATTTAATGATAGTCATAGTGAATTGGTAAATTCAAACATTATAAAAAAAATTTATTCTCAGAATATAGATTACTCACTTCCTAATACTAAATTAAATTTATTACCTATAGGAATAGCAAATTCTATGTGGAAACATGGTAATTTACTAGAATTATATGATACAATAAAAAAAACATATAGAAATAAAAAGAAAAAAAATATATATGTAAACATTAATCCATCTACTTATTCTTATAGAAAAGTTTTATTGGATAAAATTAAAACATTAAATAATTTTAATTTATCTTCTGGCAAACCATATAACAAATATTTATTAGAATTAGCATCACATAGATTTTGTTTATGTATAAGGGGAAATGGTATAGATACACATAGATTTTGGGAAAGTTTATATCTTGGTGTTATACCAGTAATTATAAATAATAAAACAACATCTTGTCAGAATTGGATCAATTATTTAAAAGTTTTAGAAGTTCCATTTTATGAGATAAAACAAGATGATATGGATAAAATATTTATACAATATTCAGACAATTTTTTTACAGAAAGTTTGTATTATAAAATTATAAGGTCTTGTAATTCATCAATTTATAATTTACCTTTTCTAAAATTATCTAATTATATCAATTAGTAATTTACCTTTTCTAAAAATTAATGTTATTAGTAATTTACCTTTTCTAAAAATTAATGTTATTCGTAATTTACCTTTTCTAAAAATTAATGTTATTAGTAATTTACCTTTTCTAAAAATTAATGTTATTAGTATTAATTTTTAAACAAGATTGTTTAATTCAAACAAATTTTCTTAGAAAAATTAAAGTAATGTTTTTTAAAAGTAATCGTTAAGAAGTTATATAAAAAATATTAATTTACATTAATAGTTAGATATTTTAAGTCTAAAATGGAATCAGGATTTGGTCAGAATTTAGAAGGCTTTTTGATTAAAGGAAATTTATCAGTAACACCATCTGCTCATCCATTAATTCAAGGAGATGGATCTCTTGAAGGATCTGGTACTTTATATTTTGATAAAATTGAAGAATATAATCAAAATCAAGGTGTTAGTATAGAAGATGTGCAATTTAAAAGTGGTAAATTATTAATTCCTTATACATTTCAGAGTGAAAGTTTAACTAGTGCAAGTGTTATTGTTGATGGTGGTATTTCCATTAAACATACACAAAATTCAAATAGTGTTACGTCAGGTGGAGCATTAACTATAGCTGGTGGGGCAAGTGTAGGGAAAAATTTAAATATAGGTGGTATTACAAATGTTAACGACAATAGAATTATAAATGTACCACTCCCATCAGTTGGAACTGATGCTGTTAACAAAGATTATGTAGATTCAGTAGCTAATAAATTATCAGGGAATTTTACTACAGGTCAAATTATTATAGCAGATTCAGATGGTGATGCTATTAGGGGCTATGATTTTTTTACTACCGATACATCAAATATTTTATTATCTATACCGTTAGTAATAAATAATACAACAAATGCTGATGGTACAAACGGTTCATTTGTATGTTATGGTGGATTATCTGTAGCTAAAGATGTTTTTATTAATGGAAAATTAGATTTAAATAATAATGTAATTGAAAACTTAGGCGAGCCAGTATTAGCGACAGATGCTGTTAATAAAAATTATGTTGATAGTAAAACATATGGTAATATTCTTGGATCTTTTGGTAGCACACAAATTCTTGTTGGATCATCTAGTTCTAATTCTATAACAAGTTATAATAGTTTTACTTATAGTGGAGAATCTTTAAATCTTAATGGAATTTTTAATTTATCAAATACAACAAATGCTATAGGTTTAGGTAGTGGGGGGTCATTAACAGTTGATGGGGGAGCAAGTTTTCTTAAAAATGTTTATATAGGTGGAGTTTTAGATGTAAATTTACAAAATATTAAAAATGTACAAGATCCAGTTGATAATTACGATGCTGTAAATAAACGTTATTTAGAAGATGCTCTTAGTAGTATTAATGTAACTACATCAACATCATTTAGTTTAAATAACAGTATTACTGTACCACAAGATATACCTATTTTAACTTATCCAGATACAACTAGAGCATTTGTAACAAAAATCTTTGTTCAAGTTAATCAATCAACTGGGGCTTTATATACTATTTATGGTTATAAAACAAACAATAACTGGTATATAAATTCGTCATATGTAGGAGATGATACAGGAGTTACATTTTTTGTTAGAAATAGTTCAGGGGTGGCAATTATGCAATATACTAATATAAATACAGTTGGATTTTCAAAAATTTATTTCGATACTATTAAACAAATTGATAATGTAGCCAGTTCTACACAAATTAATTTATCATTATTACCAAATACAGTTTCTCCTGTTAATATTCTTGAATTGAGTTTTTTAAATAGTGTAATAGATACATTTAAACTCGTTATTTATGTTGCAAGTGAATCTAATAATAAACATGGATTGATCTTATTAAATGCTATTTTAAGAAATAATACGTGGTCTATTAATACAAATAATATAGGTGATGTATCTGGTGTGGAATTTAATGTATTATCTTTACCAACTGCAGGTATTGTACAATATACTAATCTAAATAGTCAATCTGATTATGTAGTTAAAATAGTGCGATTTGAAATGTTAACATCGCAAACAGAATTAACTTTATTGGCAAATACTACAATTCCAACTGGTATTGGAATATCACAATTAATATTTGATTCAGCTGTAACTACAAACTTTCAATTAACTTGTGCAGTAGAAGTTCCATCTGAAAATAAATTAGCATTATATGAATTAACTGGGTTATTATCTGATGGTGCATGGAAATTAAATTCACGATTTGTAGGAGATTGGACTGGTGTAAGATTTTCAATGAGTACAGTTTCTGGTATAGGTATTTTAGAATATACAAATGTTAATAACGTCAATGCATATATGAGATATATTGAAAACACACCTAATATATTTAAACCATTACCGGTAAATAAGGGTGGAACTGGCAATACATATTTAGAACCTTATGCTGTATTAAGGGGTGATGGTAGTAATCCTATAATTGGAACAGATGATTTTATTTATAAAGACAAGCAATTAATATTAGGAAATGAATCTAGTATACTTCTCACAAATACAACAAATGCTATAGGTGTTGGTAGTGGAGGTACATTAAATGTAACTGGTGGTGCAAGTTTTGAAAAAGATGTTTATATAGGGGGAACATTAGATGTAAATTTACAAAATATTAAAAGTGTACAAGATCCAGTAGATAATTATGACGCTGTAAATAAACGATATGTAGATTATGAAATTACAAATTTAGATTTAAATAGTAATCAAGGTCCTTTTGAGCAACATTTTATATTAAATAATAATGTAACGGTACCTGAAGATATATTTGATTTTAAATTTGATCCTACTGTTAAAGCTTTTATTTCAAATGTTTATGTAGAATCATCTAATAACACGTATTCTTTATATACTTTAAGAGGTCTTAATTCTGGATCTAATTGGGTATTAACTAGTTCTTTGATTGGGCGTCCAACAGGTGTAGATTTTTATATAAAGGAAGATAATGGGTCAGGTATTATTCAATATACCAATACAAATCAAACAAATATAACAACAATACGTTTTATTACATCATCATTAATCAACGATGACACTGAAGTAAATGTACCTTTATTACCTAGCATTAGTATACCACATGATATAAATGTATTAACTTTTTCAAATTTAACATTAGATTCTGTTAAATTATTAATTTATGTTTCAAGTGAAATCGATGATAAATTTAGTTTATATTTAATAAACTGTCTGTATAACGATACAGAATGGTCGTTAAATACAAATGTTATAGGTGATTATACTGGTATTAGGTTTTTTATTAAAACAGATGGAAACAATGGTATAATTACATATACTAATCCAAATTCTAGTGTTGATTATACAATTAGAGCAACGTATATTAATATTGAAAAAACTAATGAACCAATTATATTAAATGCAAACACTATTACACCTACTAATGTAGTTATACCTGACTTACATTTGGATATTAACTATTATTATTTTCAAATTTCAATATTTGTAAATATACCAAATTTAAATAAATCAGCATTGTTTGAAATTCAGGGTGTAGTTGTTAATAATCAATGGGATATAAATTCTAGATACATAGGTGATTATACTGGTATACGTTTTTATATATCAACTATAGATAATATTGGTTATTTAAAATATACAAACAGTAATAGTGAAAATGCTATTATTAAAATTATTAAAGATATTCCTTTATTATCACTACGACCATTAAGTATTAGTAGAGGTGGAACAGGAAATACTTATTTAAATCCATATACTATATTACGTGGAAATGGTATTGATCCAATTATAGGAACTGAAGATTTAATTTATAGAGACAACAATTTAATTATCGGAGATGTTTCTACTGTAGTTATTCAAAATACACGATCAACTATTAATTTAACAACGGGTTCTACTTTTGTCGCATACGGTGGTGTATCTATAAATAAAGAATTATTTATTGGACAAAAATTAGTTGTAAAGGATGTTGATATTACACCAAATACAAGTGATATTTCTGCAGAGAAAACATTTAATGCACAAAATAATCAAATAACCCCACATGATATAATAGGGTTTATATTTAATAATCAAACTAAATCATTTACAGGAACTATTTGTATAAATATTGTTACAGATACTGATGAATACGATGCATTATATGAAATAAAGGGGCTAAAGAAAAAATCTGGATGGTTTATAGATACAAGTAGTATAGGAGATATTCTTGGTATAAATTTTTATATTAAAACAGATCCAGATAATGGATCTGGTCAAATACAATATACTAGTGATAACAAAAATGATTGGATATCTACTCAAATGAAATTTAGAGCTCTTACAACTTCAATATAGTAACTTTTAAAAAAGTTACATCAAAACCATTATTTTTTTTTTTAATAATCTTTGTTCAAATTATTATTTAAAATTAAATAATAATTTAAATATATGTCCGATTATTATGATATATTAGGAATTTCTAAATCTGCAAATGATGATGAAATTAAAAATGCATATAGAAAATTAGCGAAAACACATCATCCTGATAAAGGTGGTGATAAAAGTAAATTTCAAGAAATACAAACAGCTTATGAAACTTTATCTGATATAAATAAACGGAATAATTATAACAATTCTTCTTCACAAAATCAAAATACATTTCAATTTCCATTTCAATTTGATCATCCATTTTTTAAACATCATAATAAAAATAATACTAGTAAAAAAAATGATCATATATATAATTGTTATATATCATTAAAAGATGTATATACAGGAATTCAAAAAAAATTTAGAGTAAGTAGAAATAAAATTTGCAATAATTGTAAACAAATATGTAATAATTGTAATGGTAATGGTAAACTAATTTATAACCAACAATTAGGACCATTTATACAAAGAGTTGAACATAATTGTTCCAATTGTAATAGTACAGGTATTAAAACTACAGTTGACTGTGAAATATGTGATAATAAAAGATATATTACAGAAGAAAATATTTTTGATGTTAATATTAAACCAGGTATAGAGTCTGGAACTAAAATAACATTTTCAGATTGGGGTGAACAACCAACTCGTAATAACGAAATTCCAGGATCATTTATTGTTAATATTATAATTAATCAACATCCAGAATTTATAAGAAACAAATTAAATCTAATATGGAAAACAAAAATATCTTTACGAGATTCTATTATTGGTAAAAATATAATTATACCACATTTTATAAAACCAATCGAATTAAATACAAAAGGCTTTGGTATAATTAATCCTAATCAAGAATATATAATATATAACAGTGGATTGATTGATGAAAAAGGTAATCAAGGAAATTTACATGTTCAATTTAATATAGAATATAAAGAATGCAATTTTAATGACGAACAAATAAATATTTTACGATCAACATTTGATCAAGTTAATTTCACATCTTAAAATAACACTCTTTTCGTTTATTTTGTTTATTCTATATACAATAATAAAAAATGATTTAAAGAAATGTTTATTATTATAATAATGAAATTATATATATGGTTAATTAGTGTGACATTTTTACAATTCGCCATATTTACAGGTTTATGGTATTATTATTGGTTACACCCAATGTTTAAATGTCCGTGTTTAAAATATCAACAATCATTTCCTATTGCGAAATCATCGGCAATGTTAATTAATATTAATTTATTTTTATTATTAATGTCCCGTATTAAATTTTGGAAACGTTATATATATTTATCATATTTTATTATAGAAAATTTACATAAATATTTTGTTACTAGTTTTACAATTTGGTGTTTAGTACATTCAATATCACATTATATTAATTTCATTAAAGTAAATAATTTTGTTCAATTATTTGATTGGGGAGTTGGTTTAACTGGTAATTTAATAATAATATTACTTATTTTATTAGTTTCATTTAGTCTTTTCAAAAATATTAAAGAAACAAACTATTCTGTTTATATATTTTTACATTATCTTATTACATTTTGTATTTTAACATTATCTATTATACACGGAACTTTTTGTACAATTAAATATACAGATATAAATTGTCCGATTCCAACAACTTGGATGTGGTTAATGTTACCTTGTAGTGTTATATTATGTGAAATCATATATAAATATATATTTAATACGGTCATAATAGAAAAAGTTATATATCATAATAATATTTTAGAATTACAATTACCATTACCTAATAATTATTGTGGTAAAACTATTTATATTAATTGTATGTCAATTAATTTATTTGAATGGCATCCTTATACAGTTCATAATATAAATTATTACAATAATACTTGTTCAATTCATATTAAAATTCGAGGAGATTGGACGAAAAAATTATATAATAAATTAAAGGGAGATACGTCATCAATTAAACTATTAGTAGATGGTCCATATTATTGTTTACCAAAAAATTTTATAAATCATATAACAACAAATAATAGTTTATTAATATCTTCTGGTATAGCGATAACAAATTTTGCTTTTACACTAAAACAATTATCTAAAAATCCAGGATTAATTAAATCAAAAATAACAATTATTATTATTGTAAAATCTGTAGATGATATATCATGGTTATTAGATACATTTATGTCACTTAGTCAATATATCGAATTCGTATTTTATTTTACAGAAAACCCACAAAATTATTTCCCATTTAGATATAATTTAGGACGTCCTAAATTTAATAACATCTTTGATTATTTAATTTTACAAAATCGTTTTATTACAAAAAATAAAATTAAAGTTTATTATTCTGGTATACAAGGAATTGTAAAACAAATAGACAAAGCACAACAAAAAAATGATATTTTTGAATATCATCTTCTTTAATTAATTTTTTTTCTAATAATGATTATTATATATAATAAATCTTTGATAAATATCATCTTTGTAATTAATTATTGTTTCATTTATTTTTTGATCATTATTTCTATATTTATACATTATTGAAGTTAAAAGCATACGTAATAATTTATCCATTTTATTTTAATATAAATTAATAAAATTATCATTTTTTAAATATAAATAAATATATATATAATTTATTCATCTTTTATTTCTTCATTGTTATTTTGTTGTATTTCAGGTTCTACTATTTTAAGTAAAGAAATGTTTTCATCTAATTCTTTTTGTAGACAATTACATTTTTCTCTAAATGTATCAAGTTCTGTTTTTAAAGTATTACACATTTGTAGAGCTGCTACAATTTCTTGTTTTAAAGATTTTGGAATAAGTTTTTTGTAATATTGTAATGTTTCTAATAATCTATTAATCATTGTTACTTCTTCTTTAGTCCATTTTTTTTCTAAAAGTAATTGTAATTCCTTTTCAAACATATAATATATTTATTAAAATAAATTTATAGAATAAATGTATTATTTAAATTAACGTATTATTATATCTTTTATAATATTTTTCTTTTTCTTAAGTCGTTTTCTCCACCATCTTTGTATTAATATTGTAGCTTCAATTCTTCTCATAAATATAAATGTATTAAAATATCTACTTAATTGACGCGAATGATACATATATAATACTAAATAAATTATTATTATTTATTTTTCAAAATAATATTCGTCGTCTAATATAGATGTGTCTTTACTACTTAATTTATTATTAGATTTACTATCAGATTTACTATCAGATTTACTATCAGATTTACTATCAGATTTACTATCAGATTTATTACTATCAGAGTCGTTTTGTAAAATAGAATATTCTTTTAATCTTAAATTTTCTATTATTTTTGCTTGTTCTAAAAAAATATTATATGTAAATTTGTTATCAATAAATTGCAAATTCTCTATTCGTATTATACAAATAATATCAATTGGTAAATTGATTTCATTACTATTTATTTGTTTTTTATATTGATTATAAAATATAGTATCTTTATCATAACCTAATTCTAATATAAATTCATCGTTTTTATATTGTATCTGTGTCATTAAACTATTCATTATTTTATTCATTGTAAATCTTTTATTAAACCATGTTTCTGAATTGTTATAGACTTTATCTATAACAAGTTCTTCTATTTGTTTAATAAATTTTTGATATAAATAACTATATATTTTTATTTGAATTTTAGATTCACCTAATTGTATCATTGATAATTTTGGTAATTGAATATATAAAGGTTTTTTATAATAATTAATATCTATAAAATAAATAGATTTAACCTCGTTGTCAACCATTATCTCCTTTTTATATGGCTTACTACTAAATTTAATTTTATTAAAATTAATATTATCATATAAATAAACTAACATATATATATTATTTTTAAAAAAAATGTGTATTTTGTACAAATTTATACGTAAATTTATATAAAATAATTTAGTAGAATTATTTGTTTTATATAAAATAATTCTACTAAATTATTTGTTTTATATAAAATAATTCTACTAAATTATTTGTTTTATATAAAATAATTCTACTAAATTATTTGTTTTATATAAAATAATTCTACTAAATTATTTGTCAATTAATTCTATATCTTCTAAATTTAATGTTAAAGGATCCCCTTGTTTTATTTTTTGAGTTGTCGTTTTATTTTTATAAAATATTAATACCTTTTTAATATCATTTACATTAGTTGTAAAAAATAATAATTCACAATAAATTAAATAAATATATTTATAGAAAACAAGTATTGTACTTATAACTAAATCATTTATATTAAATAATAATAAACAATATAAAACAATTACTACACCAGATCTTTCCATAAATTTTATAGTTTTATATCCTCTATAATTTAATTTATAATCTATAATAAAATATGCAAACAACAAAAAAGTAATTAGTTCTATTTTTAAAATTTTTAATAAACAAATAAAACTCCATAATGTAAAAAATTTTGCACAATATAAACTAAATGTTACGTATATATTATCATTGCTGTTATATTTATTATTAATTAACGTATAAAATGCATGTACCATTTCTAAATTAGATAAATCATTCCATTTTTTTTCAGATACAATGATATTAATTATATAAATAGAATCTTCTATTGTAATTTGATTAAATAAATGACCAGTATTATAATAATATGCAAGTTTAATCATTTTATAATAGTAATATGTTGTTTGATTATGTTTTAAAAAATATAAAAAATAAATAAAACAATATGATTTAACAAAATCAATAACGATTCGAGATGAAATATAACGATATAATACAAATATTTGAGAATTTTTAATAAAATCAATTCTTGAATCTAAAGATTTTATAAAATTAATTATTATTTTAGAAACGGAATATTTAATAAAAATTTGTTTATTTAACAAATAAACATCAATATATTTATTTATAGGATTTAGCTTTATAATAGTATTTTGAATATATGGAAAAACCAATAATAAAACTACTATATTACATGTATTATCTATAAATTTATAAAAATCATTGTATAAAATAATCTTCCAAGACCACGTTATAATTGTAATTAATTTGTAACTTAAATAACAAGTAGAATATAATATATATCTGTCAACTATACTCAATATATATACATTTTTATAATTACTTAACAATTGTTTTTTTATATCAAAATCTACATTTTTTATATCAAAATTTACCTCTTTTATATCAAAATTTACCTCTTTTTTATCAAAATTTACCTCTTTTTTATCAAAATTTACCTCTTTTTTATCACTTACAATTAAATTATATTTTATTTTATAATACATATATTCTTTTGTAAATGTTAAAGCATTATATATACCATCACTTACAATCATTGCTTCAAATAATGTTATATTTCTAACAAAATTTGATAATATATATGTATACATGGATGAATTGACAACATTTATTATTGGTTCTAATATAGGTGTTGTTATAGAGATTAACCACGATAACATTATAATACATATTAAGAAAATAATTATGATTTTTTATCAGAAACGAATGCTTTATTTCCAATTGTAAAACCACCTATCCAAGGACTACTTTTATTAAACATATCTAAATATATATTACTAGGCCTATTTTCTTTACTATATTGCATATCAAGAATATTTTCAGGAACTTGTTGATAAATTACTTGTTGTGGAGGACATTCTATAGATTTTGGATTTAATATAGAAATTATAATCATAATTATACCAATCGTTAATAAAATTAAAACGATAAAGATATCCATTATTATTTAACAAGAAATTATTTTTTCTATTTACTTTTACAATTCTCTATAATATATTTAAAATAACTATATAATAAATCGGCTACATTGTTCCAACTATAATTATTTGTTATATATTCTCTCATTTTACTGTATAATGTTGTATTATTAGAACTTCTTAAAAATTTCATATGTTTAATATGTTCTTCATTATGTAATAATGTATTGATTACAGTATCTAAACCAATATTATTACATTTCATATTATTTGCCATTTCCAAAACAGATGACTCTATATAAATAATATGTTTTTCACCACCATTTTTATAAATGTCTTCTATATATTCTTTTGTACTTCCTGTACTTGATATCATAACAGGTAACCCTGCAGATAAAGATTCTAAACTTGTTAAATTAAATCCTTCTGCTAAATAAGGTGAAATATATAAATCAGCAGCATTAAATAAACCATTAATTTTTTCATAAGACAATGTTTTATCAGTAAAAATTATGTGATTTGTTAACAAAATATTCATCTCATCTTTAGTTAAACTATTATTATTTTGTAACTCTTCAAAATATATTTCTAAAAATTGCTTTGTTTGATACAAATCACCTGTACCTTTTAAAAGTAATTTATAATGTGTTTTACCCATTTTATTTACTAAATAGTTTAAACATAACAATATTAATAAAATACCTTTATTCTTTGTCATTGCACCAATATTAATTAGCAAAATATCACTATCCTTTACGTTGTAAAAACGCCGAATATTGTCTCTAGATGTAACATCAAATCTAAAAATTTCTGGATCTACTCCATGTGTAATAATTCTGTTTCTAGAATCTGGTAATTTATATTTTTTCATCCCTAATGATGACCATACACTAGGTGATGTCATATACAATTTTTCATTTTCTTGTATATACGTTTCGATAGATTTATCACTTGTTAAAGATTTATTACACACGAAATAATTTGGATCTAAAGTCGCAAATTCTGAAGTATAAAATACACACTTTGGAATGACTTTGTTATTTATTTTAGCATTTTCCATTGTAATATTATACGGATATGTCATACTATAAATCAAATCAACCTCTTCTCCATTCCATTTTTTGAAATTTTTAATTATATCATTATAAGATTGTGTATAAACTAATTTTTTAGAATTATTCCATTCTTGTCTAAAATACGGCATCTCTTCTACATAAAAATCTATTTTATCAGAATAATTTTTAAACAAATGAACTAATTGAAAACAGTTTACTAATGAATACGAGTGGGGAATTTGTAGCCAACCTCGAAAAAGAATTTTCGTTTTAGTTTCGCTCATAAATATATACTATTATAATTATTTATTTTTAAATACATATTTAAACAAAGTTATTTTATTTATTATATAATAATGATAGATAATAAATCAAAACTACAAAAAAATAGAACCAGGCAAGTTTCTCCAAAACTTCCTCTAGCAGAATATATAAGGCGTCATTCGCCAATTAAAGCTGGTATAAGAGTGTTAAATGAAGATATACCTTTAGCAAAATATAATAAAATAACAAATAATATATTATTAGGTAATTTTCAAGCTGCAAAAGATAAAGACATTTTCAAAACACATAAAATTCGAGCAGTATTAAATTGTTCAAAAGAAATACCAAATTATTACTCTAATCATAAAGATATTGAATATATGCGTATACCTGTCGATGACTCTTTAAAACAAAAAGATTACGACTTAATGTTCCAATACCTACCTGTAATTGTAGAATTTATCAATAAACACGCCAACATCGCTAACCAAAAAATCCTGATACATTGTCATGCTGGTAGGCAAAGATCAGCAATCTCTGTAGCCGCATTTATGGTGGCAAAATGTGGTAAAACTCCTAAAGAAGCTTGTAAAATAGTATTGGATAAAAGACCAGAGGCATTTCATTTTGGGAAAAGTTTAAACTTTGATCAAGCATTAAATAAATATTATCGTACATATATTAAAAAATAAAACCATAATTTATATACGAATACATTTTTTAAAAATTTTATTTAAAAAATTTTTAAAAAAATAATAAAATAAATTTATTGACCTTGAGCTAAAGTAAACATCTCTTTACCATTAATTTTACGAAGCATTTCTAATGAACATACTCTTATATTTTTTGAAATAATAGACGCAACATTTAATAAAAAAGTTTCATCTATTAACATTTTCGATTGTAATCTACATCTATAATGATTAACACATTGAGTAAAAACTGATCCTTTTGGCCATACTTGTGTACCACGATTAGAAATCATCACCAATTCCATATTTTGTGGAAGTAATAACTGTATTTTATTTGCTAATTCTAGAGGAGATATTGTAGTATCAACAAAAATATCAACACCTACAGTTTCTTCTATTGTTTTACGAGGAGAACTCATCATTAAATTTGACATAGGAATTTTTGTTGTTTTTTTTATATTTGGATATTCTTGTTCAACCATAGGTTCCATTTCCATAGCTTTTATAATACCATCTGCAAACTCTATTGTTGAAACAGGTTTTATTCCTTGTAAATTAGTTAAGTCACTAGTTCTAATACCATTTTTTAAAGCATTTTTTAATCCTTTGTCAATATAATTTGCATAATTATATAATCCTAAATGTCGTAACATCATTAAAGAAGACATTAAAAGAGCAGTAGGATTAGCAATATTTTTACCTGCAATATCAGGAGCTGTACCATGAACCGCTTCAAAAATAGAAACTTCATCACCCAAATTTGCAGACGGAGCCATCCCTAGACCACCAACCAATCCAGCACATAAATCAGACATTATATCTCCTTGCAAATTTGGTAAAACAATTATATCATATTTATCCGGCCTTGTTACTAATTTCATTGCTAAATCATCAACTATAGCATCATCTACTTTAACATTCGGATATTCTTTAGCAATATCATAAAATGTTTTTAAAAATAATCCATCTGTTAATTTCATAATATTTGATTTATGCCCACATGTTACTCTAGAACCAGGCTTATTTTTAGCCATTTCAAACGCAGCACGATGAATTTGTTCACAACCCATTCTAGTAATTAAACGTCGACATTGAGCTACATCATGTGTTTGATAATGTTCTATCCCACCATATGTGTCCTCTATATTTTCTCTAAACATTGTCAAATTAATATTAATACCTGCTTTTGAAAAAACAGTTTCTACTCCAGGTAATGTTTGAAATACACGTTTATTTGCAAAGGTCGACCATACTTTACGAGCAGTTACATTTATAGATTTAACTCCTGTACCTTTTGGTGTCTCCATAGGACCTTTCAATAATATACGTGTGGATTCAACTGTTGTTTGTGCTTCTGGTGTCATTCCTGTTGAAAATCCTTTTAAATAAAACTCTTTTCCCATATTAACATAATTAAAATTTAAAGGAACTTTTGCAGCATTTAATATTTTAAGAGTAGCATTCATGATTTCACCACCTATACCATCTCCTTTGGCAACTGCAACAGTTATTTTCTTAAACATTAACTATTCTTTTCATTTTGTCTATTTTTTTCATTTTTTTATTTGCAAAAATAATAATATATTTTTTTTGATAATGCATTTCCGACTTTACGTATCTTTTTTGAATTATCTATAATTATATTACATAACATTTCTTCCTTTTCTTTTTCTGAGCTTTTAGATAAATAGCTTGTTATTATATCTTGTATACTAGTAAATTTCATTTCATTAATTACAACATTCGCTGTTTTAGACGATACTCCAGAAATTAAACATAATTGATTTATTAATTTATTTTCAGATATTTTTTTAGACTTAGTTACAAGTTCAACCGTTTGATTATTAATATCTTGTTTAAAATCACCGTTTTTAAATTTTTTATATAATAATAATATATTATTAAACGTATCTAATTTATTTTCTGTTTGTACAACTCGATAATTATGTTTATATATTAAATTTAAAATAGATCCACTAATGATATTTTGAGATAATATATTTTGTTTTTCAACTCCTTCTAAAACTTGTATCTTCCTAATTCCCTCTATAATATATGTAATTCTTGAAGAATCTTTTACAGAATCAAATAAACGTCTTTTTTGTTCTCTAAAACGACCATCTGTAATACTTGCACATAAATCTTTTATACTTTTTCTTTCAATTATCATTTCTACGGTATCAATATTACTGAGGTCACTTTGTATAATAAAATCTCCAACTGGAAGTGATGTTATTTTATAACTTATTTCTATGTTATTTATTTCTACAGCCTTTAAAACATCATTTTCAATATAACTATATTCCGATAATTTATTAATAAAAGCTGATTCTCTATAATCAACTAATAAATACATTTATTTCAATTATGATATATTTAATATCATAATTAAACGACATAAAATCACCAAATACAAAAAACTAACAAAATTAAAAAATTATACAAAAATTAACAAAAATTATACAAAATTAAAAAATTATTATATTTATATAATATAGAGAATTATTATGGAAGAAAATAAAAATGAAAATGAAAATATCAATATCCAAAATATTTATTTAGCAAATTTTATATACTTTTTTCATATATTAGTAATATTATTTGTTATCTTTGGACCTTTTTCTAATATACCAAGTATATTAATTATTCATATTGCATTTTCTTTTTCACTTTTAGTCCATTGGATAGCTAATAATAGTGCTTGTTCATTAACTTATTTTGAATCACAATTACGTGGTATTGATGTTAAGGATTCATTTACATACCAATTTATTTCACCAGTATACGATATGTCAAAAACTGATTGGTCTAGAATATGTTATATTATTACAATAATTGTATTATGTATATCAATATATAAATTATGGAATTCAAAAGCATTTTCTAATTCTTTAAATTGTTATAAAAATTTAAGTAATGATCCTAAATTTAATACATTACCGTTTTATCAACGTTTTAAAATGTCAATATTATGTTTTATAGATTTATTCAAAATTAACTCACACGATTAATTTTATTTTTTTTTATAAATTTATATATTAAAAATGTTAAATATAGATTTTTATAATATGTTTCTCAATATTAATTTTGATAATATGTTATCTGAAATAAACAATCCATTAATTAATTCTAAAGAATTTTATTTAAACTATAAAAGAACATATTTTGATTATACCAACAAAAACTACTCTAGATTTTTACGTGTTAACGCAGAATTACAAAAATTAAAACAACTACAATACAAAATAACAAATAATAAATATTATTATAATTATTTAGATTCAAAACAGTTAGATTCTTTAAAAAATGATCTTAAAAGTATTATAATTTCTCAAAAAGAATTATTTAATAATTTTAAACATTATGTCGAAACATTAAATAAAGACACCAATGTATTTGAAAATAAAACTGTAAAAAAACGTGGAGTACTTTCATTTTTTAATAAATCTAAACCAAATACAACATTAAAACGATCAAAGTCTAATGCTTCCACTAAAAGTAATAAAAGTGTTCGAAGTATTCAAAGTTTCAAAAGTTTTATGGAATAATTTAATATCCATAATTCATAATATTATTCATAAAATAATATTTTGAATACAATTAAATAAAAATTTAAGTACAATAACTAGACGAACATCTCGAATAACATTTTTTTCTATATTTCTTATATTTTATACATTTTCTATTTTTCTTACTTTTCTTATTTTTCTTACACTTCTTACTTTTCTTATATTTTTTATATTTTAAACTACTACTTGAACAACTGCTAGAACTGCTAGAACTGCTTGAACTGCTAGAACTGCTTGAACTGCTAGAACTGCTTGAACTGCTTGAACTACTTGAACTACTAGAACTACTAGAACTACTTGAACTACTTGAACTGCTTGAACTGCTTGAACTGCTTGAACTGCTTGAACTACTAGAACTGCTTGAACTGCTTGAACAAGATAATTTTTTTATTTTTATTTTATGATATTTTATTGGTTTAAAAAAAACTTTGGTTTACAAACAGCCATATTTTTTACACAAACCTTTGGTTTATTTACTAATAAACTAATTACTGGTGATAATTCTAAAGTAATAGGAACACATGTAGGTTTACAATCAGGGATTTCTATAGGTGTATCATCACATTCACATGAATCTTTATCACTATCTGAACTATTTGTAGATGGCGGACCTGGTGGACCTGGTGGACCTGGTGGATCAAGTGGACCAGGGGGGGAAGGTGGATCTCTAGTAAAAGTATTTTCAATTTCAAAGTCTATTTCTGACATTTTTTAGTTTTAAGTTTTTATACATTATATAAAGAAATTATTTTTTTGTTTTAAACTTGAAATTTGCGAATAATAATCATTATGTATATTTTGTTTATATTGTTATTTTAAAACTCTATTGTTTTCAATAAGGAATTGTTTTATATTTATACCTAATTGTTCTTTGTCAAAACCTGGTTTAACTGATATATTTAAGATATTTGAAATTTCAATTAAATCTCCCTTATCATAACTTGTAACTGCTTGTCCAGTAATAACTTTCCGTTGATCTTTTTGTTTTTTGATTTTTTGAGTGTCTCGTAAATCTATAATTCTAAATTTATTGTCTATTTTTCCATATTTATGTTCCCATGTATCAGATTTATCTTTCTTTTTTCTAAAAGTTCCATATATATTATATGTTTGTTCAAGTGTTTCATTAAATTCAATATCGCTAGATGATAAAATATTCTCAGTTAACATTTTTGTACTACCAACTTCAATAGGTTTTCGTTTTTTAGATTCATCTTCAAATAAATCTACATCTATATTTTGTTTAGTAAATTCATTTAATGTATATTTATTTTTATCAACTGAAAAATCTAATATTTTAGAATAAAAAGAAGTTTCAATATCTATATCAGAACTATTAAATATATAATAATCTCCTTTATTTATTATATAACCTTGTCTATTATATTTATCTAATACATAAACTTTATCTTTTGTTATATAATTTAATGTTGTATAAATAGCTTCATCTGTTATTAATGGTTCTAAACTTTTAATGTGTTTTTTAATGTCATCTAAATTCCAAACAAAATATATTTTAAATAAATCCTTTATAGTTTCTAAAACATAATATATATCAAATTCGTCGAAAAATTTTAAATACATATCATATGTTGAGTTATCTATAGTTTTATCTTTTGGTGGTTCAATTAAACATTTTTGTTCGCAATCAGAATAATCACATTCAGGTGACCCAGAAACATCATCTTTAGATATAATATTTCTTGATAAATTAAGTGAACAATCAAAACTAATTTGTTTTAATAGTCGTTCCACAATTTTATTTGTTCTATCTTTTTCTTCTGAAAGAATATATTTTTCTCTATCTATAAAAAATGTTTTTAAATCATCGCTTGGGTTTAATATATCATTTATGGACTGATTAGATTTGTAATAAACAGATATATATTTATATATTTCAACAGTTCTTTCATCCTGATTTAACATATCATGAGAATAATTTCTAACAGCTCTTCCTATGATTTGATTAATTTTACTCATATTCCAATATGGTTCTAATATATGCACTTGTCTTATAGCTTTTAATGTAATTCCTTCAGAAATAATAGGAGAACCTATAATAATACGAATAAATTTACCATATTTATTTTCATCACTATTAAATATTCTTTTATAACGTTCTCTTTTTTCAATACTAGTACTATCATCAAATACAACAAAATATTTATACATTTTATCTTCTGTAATATTTGTTTTACTCTTAAATTCATAAAACCCATTGTTTAACAAAAGTTGTTTAATTAATGAAGTACCACCATAATTTACATAATTTGAATATATAAAAACATTTCCTGTTTTTGAATCTTTTATATTATTTAATAATTTATATAATTTATTTGAATATTTATTTAAATCAGTTGTTAATACATTTTTATATTCTTTATTTAAAACCCAAGATGATCCAGATTTTGAAAATAATTTTAAAAAACCATTTTTACCATATAAGTCATCGGGATAACTCATTGTCGATGCATCATTACTATTTTTATATAACGAACCTGTCTTAGATACAGATACTACATCTTCTAATGTATTTTCTTGTGATTCTATTTGTTTTATTACATCTGATAAATCATATTTAGAATCTGTGTTTACATCAGATGACAAAGCTTTTAAATATGTTCTATATTGATCTAATGACATTTGACAATAAATTACATTTGTAGTTCCAGTTCTATTTGGTATAAGTGATTTTCCTATAACAATTTTTTTAGGATTTGTTTCAGTATTTTCTCTTAAATAAGAAACCTTACCATATAATGCTTTTATTAATGAATTCTTACCATTATCTGTTAAAGAAATAATACCTCCTTTTAATGCATTACTATTAATATATTCTGATTGTGTTTTCATTAAAAATGGTTCTGTAAAATCAAAAATACTTTTATTAGATGTAACAACTTGTTCATTTAGAATATTGTCTTCAATAATTTCTTCAGTAAATAGTTCTACTGTTTCATCAATATCTCCTTCTATTTCTTCAAATTCTTGTTGTTCTATTGGTGTTCTTATTGTATTTTGTTCAATGTCAATTTCTTCGTTTTCTCGTTCCACTTGTGTTTCTATTTCTATTTCTGTTTCTATTGGTAATTCTTCTATATCAGGAATATCTTCATATACATCTTGATCCTCTAAATTAATATTAAACAATTTATTACCAATTGGAAATTGTAATTGTGGTCTATTTACATTTAATAAATTAGATAATTCGAAAATTTCTGTAGGATTATCATAAATAGGTGTGGCTGTAAGTAATAATAATCTAGTATTATATGATTTAGATAAAATCTTAAATAATGATTTATATATGTCATTATCTGTAATATTATGTGCTTCATCTACGATAATAACAGAATTACTTAAATTTTTAATTTCATCTTTGGGTCTTTTTCTAATTATTTCACCATTTACTCTTTTTGCACGTTTAGTATTTTTTCCATATTCATCTTTTACAAATTCTTTTATACCAAGAACTCTATTTACGAATGTACCATATGTTATAAATTGATAATAACGATTTATTTCCTTAGTAGCTTTTAAAACAATTTCATTTCTTTTAATCTCTGAATTTTTATATTGTATTTCGCCTGAATATATTTTTCTTTCATCAGGACTCAAGTATTCATCATTTGTACATTTACTTAACAATTCATCCATAAAATTTTTTTGAATATTTTTATTTTTTACTAAAACAATAATTTTTCTACCCATATTATTAACATATTCTTTAAAACCTTCTGCTACACTAATAGAAGTACAAGTTTTGCCTGTACCTAAATTGTGATACAATAATAAATTATCATAAATAGTATTTTTAGAAATAAAATTTCTAATTAACATTTGTGTCGGCTCTTGATGAATATTTTTTTTTTTCTTATCAGAACTATTATTTACAAATTCTCTTTTCAACAATACTTCATTAAAATCTGATTCATTAAAATCATTATAATATTTTAATTGTTGTTCTGACATATACTTAATTAAACTATAGAAAATTTAATTAAAGATATAATTAACTAAATACTATTATTAGATGCTGGATATGGTTCTGTTAATAACTCATCAGAAAAGCTTCGAGTTTTCAATAAATTAATGTTATTATTTGGATTTAAAAATATAAAATGTGTTAAATACAATAATGCTGGAACAAATAAAATATATATTAAATTACTATTGTTCTTTTTTTTCTTTTGGTTTTTAATAATAGATATTTTATACATTTTCATCAGTATATAAAAAACAATTGTTGAGATAAAGACAAATACATGAAAATTCATTTTTATTACTTAAATATATTATATATATCTGTAGAGAACAAATTAATATTAAAATAATTTAATTAATATAATATTAATTTAAATATAATTTTTAATAATATAATATAATGTCTCTTGTTAAATCCATTGAAACACGAAAAGAATACGAAGACAAATTATATACAATAATTTATAAATATCAAATTAAATATATATATTACATTTTTGAAAAGCAATACGATGATGATAAACAAATAAATAGATTAAACAGTTTATATCGTCATTTTCAAAAACGTTTATTAAAAATTGCAGATTGGTCATCTGATAAATTACATAAGGAATATAAAAAATTTTTAGAATGGTGTAAAAGAAAATATAATATACAAGAGGAAGAACTACAACAAATTTTAAATACTATAATAACTTTATTTGTTAAAATAATGATAAACAAAAAAAATATTATAATAGAAGGTTTATTAGATTTGTACACTTTTCCTAAATTTAAATATTTTTTCTATAAATGTTTAAAAAGAATTTCAAGACATTATTATGAAAATCCCAAAAGCTTAACAATCGACGATAAAAATGAAATTTTAAATTCAATATATAAAACAACTATATTAGAATTAATTAGAAGTGTTGTATATAATATGTTACCGATGAAACAAGTAATGACTATACTAGAATATAAAGATCTTATAAACGAAGATGAAAGTGATGAAAATAAAATCGTTATAGAATACGATTTTAATGATATAAATAGCTCAGAATCATCGAATTCAAACCCAAAAGTTATTATTGAAAAACAATTAAGCGAATGTTCTTTAAAATACGTATCATCAGATGATTTTGATAAAGAATATTGTAAATCAGAAAGCGAAAAAGAAATAGAACAACTAGATCAAGAAGAAGATCTTGTTAAACATGTAAAAATTCAAAAAACAAACCGTAAACCAATGCAATTTAATAAGAAAAATAGAAATGATCTTGAAGAATATTTTTTTGATGAATAACGATAAATTTTTAATTTTAATTTAATTCTTTATATTAAATTAAAATGTTTAATTTATCGTTATTTAATCAATCACCGATATCTAACGATAATATTATAATTATATCCAAAGAAATAAATGTACATAAATCTGAAATACATAAAATGTATAGTCGCGTTTCTACAAAATCAATAAATATAGGTTATATAAATAATCAAAATAAAATAAAAGATTGTGGTTCATATATTATAATTATTAATTCGCAAAATAATACAGGACCATCCGCTATATATTGTATATCAAGATCAAATAAATTATTATCTGGTAACATTAATAAATTGTCATATTCAGAAGGAATTAATGGTGATTTTATAGAATTAGACTGGAATCCTGGTGAATACCCCTTAATTAAATATAACTGTAAATATGTATATAATTCAGATGAAACAAATATTTGTAAATTAACTTTTTTAATTAAAATTATTTAATTAATTATTTAATTAATTATCTCCTAGTATTTTTTAATCCTCTTGTAGTATTTGTCAATCCTCTTGCTCTACCTTGAATACTTGGGGTTATTGGCTTTTTAACTTCTTTTATCGAATCATAATTAAATTTATTGTTTTCCATTTCAATTAATTGTTCTTTTAATGTTTCTATCACCAAATCTTTATCTAAGATTATTCTTTCAAGTTCAATTGTTTTCGATTGACTTTTTAATAATGTTAATTCATTTTCTAAATTTTCTTTAATCGATAATTCAAAATTTAATTTATTTTGTAATTCCAATTTATTAAAAACTTCTTTATTAAATTCATTTATTTTATTTTGATAATTTTTATTTAATGTTTCGTACTCATTTTTAAGACTGTCATATTTTTTAACAATATTTGTATTTTCAGTATTTTGTTGACTAATTTTTAATAATTCTGTATCTAATTTATTATTTAATAATTCATTTTCTAATTTAACATTTGATATTTCTAATGTTAATTTTTTTATTCGTTCCGATTGTTCTTCTATTAATTTTATATTATTATTATCAGATGGTCTTTCTAAATTAGAATGTTGTTGTAATTGTGTTTGTAATGAACTTATTGTTTTTTTAAATAAATTTAATTTCATCTCTTGTTCCTTTTTATACAATGTATCCTTCGCAATTTCCTTCTCCAATTCATCTATCTTTTGTTGAAAACGATTATGTCCTATAGTTTTCTGATTACTATTAACTCTTTCTAACATTTCATTTGTTTTATTAATATTCTCAATTTCCCTTTCGTTTAATATTATTTCCCTTTCATTTAATATTACATCCCTTTCATCGTGATTTTTGTCATTTTCATTTGACATCGTATTTGTCAAATTTGTAAAAAAATTTTGCGATTCGTTTTCATCCATTGATAAATTTACAACTGTATTTGACATTATATATATTTTAAAATAAATTAAATATATATATATAGCGTATAATAATAACGTTAAACATTATTTTTTAAGTTGTGGTATAAATGTTTGTGCTAAATGCTCTCCTATATTAACAGAAGCATCATGTTGTGTAACCTTTGATTTTTGTATTTTTTCAATTTGTTGTAACATCATATCAAGAATTGATTGTAAATTAGATTTGTTAAAATTCTGTGTATTATATTCTTTAAAAATTAAGTTAAATAAAGCAGGTGAAGTTTTTTCTAAAAACTTATATTTTTTTTTCAAATTATATTCATAATCTGATATATTTTCACCTTTATCTAATATATTATCTAAATCAATAATTAAATTATCCACGTTTTCTTTTATAATATTTATTTTTGTATCATTAATGTTTCCTGACATTATTATACATTTCTATATTAAAAAAAAATTGTATTTTTAACGTTTTTTATATAATAAATAATAATATGGATGTTAAAAATATAATATTTAGAATAAACCAACTCTCACATAAAGAAAAACATCATATTTTAAATATATTAAAAGCTAATAATATTGAATATACAAAAAACACAAATGGATTTTTTTTTAATTTTTTAAAAATAAAAGATGATACCGTCGATAAAATAATTAAATGTTTAGAATTAATTGAAAAAAATTGTAATTTGATAAAAGAAATGGATAAAAGACGTAATGATCTTATTAAACATTATAAAGTAATTATAGAAGAAAAATTAAAAACTAGTTTTGAAAAACGTAGAAATGAATATATTAAATACTTATCATTACAAATTCATGAAACAAATATAAATTATGATATAAAAAGAGTTATCCACATTAGAAGAAATAAAAAATTTTTAACAAAAAATTCAAATCAAGCTGAACTTATGTTAAAAGAATATCAAAAATCACAAACAAAATTCAAAAAAAATTCTGTTTATCATAGAATTTATTCTACAATAAAATCAAATAAAAGATATACAGAACCAAAAACAGACAATGAACCAAATGATCCAACTGATGATTATAAACTAATCGATGAAAACATTGACGAAATAGAAATTGAAGAAAATATAGATGAAATTGAAAATATAGAAAATATAGAAGACATTGAACATTATATAAGTGATGATGAAAATAAAAGTGAAATATCTTATAATTCTGAACAATCTAATGATAATTCAGATGATTCTGATCATGAAACGTTGGCTTCTAAAATAACAAATAAAAATATAATTAAAGAAAAAATAGAAACAGATATTAAATTTTATAAAAATTTATTATACCAACAAGGATTTGCATTTGATGAAAATAAAAAATGTTTTTTAATAAGAGAAACTTACATTTTATAAATATATTACCCATTTTTAAAAAAATGAATAATATTAATATTAAATAAATATTAATGGGTATTCCTTGGTATTTTTATAATATTTATAAAAAATACAATACAGAAAATGATTTAACAATAGACGAGCAACTAATTTCTAAATTAGAAATTGATTATTTATTTTTGGATTACAATAGTATGATTCATCCTTGTTCACAACAAGAACTTAATACAAATGAATCTTTAGATGAAACGAATGTAGAGGAAAATATTATATTAAATTGTCTAAATTATACTAGATATATAATATCTGTAATTAAACCAAAACATTTATATATAATGATTGATGGTGTTGCACCTAGAGCAAAAATTAATCAACAACGAGAAAGAAGATTTAAATCACATTTTTTCAAAAGTTTAATTTCAAATAGTACTAATGAAAATACTAGTGAAAACCCAAAACGATTAGATTGGAATTCTAATAAAATAACACCAGGTACATTATTTATGGATAAACTCATAAGCAGATTACAAACATTCAAACTTCAAATGGAAAATGATAATTTAAAAATTGTAATTTCCGATTCAAACCATTGCGGTGAAGGCGAACATAAAATGATGAAAATAATTTCAAATAATTTAGAAAATTTATTAGATAAGAAAATATGTATTTATGGCTTAGATGCAGATTTAATAATGTTAAGTTTAATAAATAAATTTAGTGATAATATTATTTTATTAAGAGACAACACATTTAATACAAAATTAAATGAATGTAAAAGGATATATACATATTTAAATATACATAAATTAAAAAAATATATATGCAAAGATTTAAGATCAGAAAATATTAATTTAACAGAAATCAGAATATCTGATTTAAATTTAATTTATGACTATATTTTTTTATGTTTTTTAATGGGAAATGATTTCTTAGAACATATACCTTCTTTACTAATAAAAGAAGGTGGAATAAATGTTATATTAAAATGTTATAATCTTGTTATTGGAAAACACAAATCAAATCTTATTAATTTAAAGGAACTAAATAATAAAAATTGGAATAGATGTATAAATTTGGATATGTTAAAAGATATATTTTATAATTTATCTAAATCAGAAAATTATTTTTTTAAAAATATTTACAGTGCATATAAAACAAATAAAGTAGTATATCAAGATGTATATGACCTAAATGCAATTAATATTAATGAAAATTCAAATGTATATTTTTATACAGAAGATAAAATTAAATATAATGAAGATGGATATAAAACGAGGTATTATAAATATTATAATATAGATAACATCGATGATGCTTGTGAAAAATATTTAACCGGTCTTTATTGGATATTAGGTTATTATAATAATCACAATCATGAGAATTGGTCTTGGTATTATCCTTATCATGGAGTACCATTTGTAAGTGATTTATATACATATTTATGTAAAACTAACAACAAATATACAATTGATTTACAAAAAAGTAAACCAAATTCTAATTTAGAACAATTATTTTTAGTATTACCAAAAGAATCTTTACTAGAAATAATAAAAGAAAAGGACATTACTATATATAACAAACTATTAAGAATATTTAATACAGAAAGTAAAATGTTAAATGAGTATTATCCAAATAAGATTTATTTAGATGTAATAAATAAAAGCTATTTATGGCAATCAAAAGTTTTTTTAAAAAATATAAATTCAGATATTTTTAAAAATATTATATTAAAATGATATTTTTTCAGATATATTATATTAAAATGATATTTTTCAGATTTATTATTTTTATTTATTATTTTTATTTATTATTTATTATTTTTATTTATTATTTTTTTTTTATTATGATATTGTATAAATAATATAAAAATGAATTATTCTAACATTATCTTAATGCTTGTCCAAATTCTAGTTATCGCAGGAGCCCTCAATTGGGGTTTAGTAGCTTTCAATGGTACAGATTTAGTCCAACAACTTACTGGTGGTGGAGACATTGAAAAATATGTCAAATTTGCAGTTGCAGCCGCTGGTATTTATCTTGCTTACACTATTTATGTCTAAATTACTTAAATTAAAAATCAATCAATCAATAAAAAATTGATTTTTAATATATTTTCCTTTGAATTTTATAAAAAGTGCGTAAAATTTTTTAAATTAATTCCTATTACAAATTTAAAACAAATATAATGAGCAAACTAGTAACATCTAAAACAGCAACAAAAACTACAAGATCTAAAACAACTCCAAAACCAAAAGAAGTAGTAGTTGAGGAACCAGTTATTATAGAAACACCAGCTGTCGAAGAACCAGTTGTTGTAGAAACACCTGTTGTAGAAGAAACAACTGAAGTTGATTCAATGAAACAAAGATTTGAAAGACTTATTAAGACTAAACAAGATTTGATGATTGAACTTAAACGAGAAGTTCAAGAACTTAAGAAAATGCAACGTGATCATGAACTTGCTTTAAAAGAAGCTTCTAAGAGAAGTAGAAAGAAGAGAGTTCGTGATGAAAATTCAACTAGAAAACCTTCTGGATTTGCTTCACCAGTTGTAGTTTCTGATGAATTATATTCATTTCTAGAAAGTTTTGGTGTTAAAAAGGGAGATCCAATTGCAAGAACTGACGTAACTAGATATGTTACAACTTATATTAAAGACAAAGATCTTCAAAATCCAGAGAACAGACGTGAAATAGTTCCAGATACTGTTTTAGATAGACTTTTTGGACCAGCAATGGAACATAAAGATCCAAATGATGCAACATCACCTTTAGTATATACTTATCTAAAACTTCAACGTTATCTTTCTCAACATTTTCCTAAGAAAGCCACTGTATAAAAAATAAAAAATAAAAATTAAGCCCCAAACAACTTTGTTTGGGGCTTAATTACATGTATTTTAGATTATTATAATTATATATTTTTTATAATTATATAATATATATATACATGTCATCACGGAGAATTTCTAATCTACAACTTAGAGAGGCAGTAATTCAACGTTTTATTAGTGAAATAGAAAGAAAATATTCAGAAGAATCAAATTTCTCAAATGAGCAATTGATAAACAAAAGAAAAAAACAAGATATGAAATTATTTCTTAATTTAATAGATCCAGATAGTGATAATATATTAAAAACTGCTAGTCTTGAAAAATTAAAGATACGAATTTTGAGATCAACTTCAGTTTTGTTTACATTAAATGACATGGCGATGTTAAATACAATACTGTCACATACTTTTGCGACAAGACCTAGTATATTAGATGATCCACGATTCAGAACTAGACCACGACTTAGAGAACATTTTTCTCGACCAGCATCATCATTTTTACCACAAATTGATTTAGAAATACCTACTAATAATACTCAAAGATCTAGACCTTCTGGTGAACAAATTACACCAGGAGTTTGGGTTAGAGGAACTTCATTTCCAACTTATACAACACAATCTCCATCTACTCCAACAGTTTCATCAATTTCACCAATGCCATTAGCTCCAAGGATTTCACAAATTCCAGAAACTCCATCTCAACCAACTCAAAATGTACCTTGGGGATATGAAGATACTAGTATTCAAGAAAATGTACAACAACAAAATATTTTATTTGAAGAAGATAAATTACCTGATACAAAAATTAGAACAAATAAAAATAGTTTAATAATTAATGATTCTAATAGCGATTTAGTAAAATGTGACAATGAAAATAATGATACAGATCCTGATATAAGATTATTATCAGAAGATAATAAACAATGGGTTGAATCTAATTGTTATAGTTGTTTAAATCCTATATCACAATATAATTATACACAAGAAGAATGGTCTGATCTTGTATCTATTAAACAATTAGATAGTAATGGGAAATTTAAACGGGGTCATTGTATATCTATAAATGATTTTAAAGAAAGTATTAAAAGAGATTTAATAACATCAAGAGAAGAATTATCTAGAATGAATTATAAAACTATTTTTAGTATATATAAATTAAAAAATAAAAATTTATCAGAAAACGATCTGAGAAGAGGTCTTGGTACTCGTCCAACAAAATTGTTATTATTTTTACTTAATTTACCAAGTGGTTCCTTGTTTATTGACATAGAAAGCGCTTATAAATTAGTAAATAATAAAACAAAAGAATTATATGCATTACCCTTATACGGTGGATTACGTCGTAGAGTTGGTAATTTAAAAGGATCTTTAATGGAAATATCTACACATCATGGTCAAATAGATGGATACAAAATTTATAGATTATTAACACGAAGCGAAATAGAAGACGAAATAAATGTAGATTTTGAATTACAACTACTCAACGAATTACAACATTTATTACAATATGCATATAAAGAAGATGAAACAAATACAATTATGATTTCAAATATCACAAATAATGTTATAAAAGTTTTAATTGGTGATCAAAGTTCTTTTTAAAATAAATTGAATTTAATTTAAATAAAATTTAAAATTATAAATGGATAATCCGAATAATCGTTTAATTACTCGTGAAGAAGTAGAAAATATTCTAAATTATTTTGGAAATATTGGTGACAATAACCAAATTTTAAAAATAAATAATTTAGAACATTATCAACAAGCATTTGTACATGAAAGTTATTTTCAAGCCATCCAATACAAAATATCAGAATTAAAATCTGACAAATCAAATGATATTTCATTTTATATTCCAAAAGAATCAAGTGAACGTTTAGAATATCTTGGTGACCATATTTTGAAATCAACTATGTCTAGATATTTGTTTGAACGTTTCGATAACGAGCGTGAAGGATTTCTAACTAAATTAAAAATTAAAATAGAAAAATGCTCAATGTTACATAAAATTGCTGTTACACTTGGATTTAAAAAATTTTTATTATTATCATTACAAGTAGAAAATCAATCAATCTTATCCTTAGATCGTGGAAGAAACACACCTAGTATCTTTGAAGATGCATTTGAAGCATTTATCGGTTCGATTTTGGTAGATTTTGGAGAATATGGATATTTATATGCAGATCGTTTTGTAAGAAATGTTATTGAAAATATTATAGATTTCGCAGAATTAATCTCAAAGAACGATAACTTCAAGGACAGCCTCCAAAGATTTTATCAGAGCAAAACAAAAGTATCATGGGGTACACCTATGTACATGTCATTAAACGAATCTGGACCACTTTATCGTAAGATTTTCACTAGAATGTTAACATTTACTGAAAATCAATTAAATGAAATGGACCTAATTATTCAAGATAACATTAAAAAATACACCACTCATATATTATCACAATATAAAACAAATAATCCAGTCATTTATTCAAAATTATTTGATATATGCCAATCTGGAAAATACATATTAGGTATCGGTTTTGGTCGCAAAGTCATCGAAAGCGAACAACAATGTGCAAAACACTCTCTACAAATACTCAATTTAGATCTTAATTTTTAATTTCGTTCAAAATCTTATTTAAAAGTAATATTTATTGTTATATATAAATATTAATATTAATATTAAAAATGTCACAAATGATTCATCCCAAGTCAATTAATTTTACAGAATTAGTTAAAAATAGTAATACAACCTTGTCACTCGGTTTACAAACCAAAATAGTCGATAAACTAAACAAAACATTTACTGAACAAGAACAACATTGGTACGTAGCAAATTTATATATGTACATGAATTATCACCCAACAGAAGATTACCCAATTAACTTAGAAGATGTGTTTAAAATGATAGGATTTGCAAATAAAGGTAATGCAAAAAGAACATTAGAAAATAATTTTACTAAAGATGAAGATTATAAAAGCTCATTTCTCCCAACGGAGAAACGAGAAATAGGAGGATCTTTAAATGAACAAATTATGTTAAATATAGATACATTTAAGAATTTATGTATGATAGCAAAAACAGAACTGGGAAAAGAAATTAGACGATATTATGTAAAACTAGAAAATATTTATAACGAAATAATTAAAGAAGAAATAGAAGAACAGAAAATATTATTAGAAAATAAAAATAAAGAATTAGAAAAGACTAAAAAACAATTAGAAACTAAAACTAAATTAGCAGTAAAAAAATGGTATGATCAAGAACCAGGACATACAATATACGGATATAAAAACAAAAATGAAAACAACTATAACTACGAATTGATTTCAATTGGTAAATCTAAAAATATAAAAAATAGGGAAATTGGATATATGACACACAATCCAAACGGAGAAATGTTTTATATAAGAAGATGTTACAATTGTGATTTAGCAGAAAAAGTTTTACATCACATATTCGATAAATATAGAGAAGAAAGTAATAAAGAATGGTTTACTCTTTCTGAAGACTTAACTATATACGCAATTGATACAGTATGTGATTTTTTAGATAGTTTTATAATTTGTTCAGAACGATTACCTGAATTTAAAATAAAAGAATTTATAAATAAATTACCAATTAATAAATTTGATCATACAATTAAACTCGAAAAAGAAATTCCATTTTCACAAAGAACTGACTTAAATATAGTCTATAATCCAAATATAAAAGATTATAAAAAATTTATTAGAGACATTTGTATAGTAGACACAATCGACAATGATAAAAGTAATTTTACCTTGACATTTGATCTAAGATCTGCTTATAGATTATGGTGTAAAAAATCTTTAACAACAGATAATAACAATGATTTTACTAGTTATATAAATAGTAATTTTACAGTTAAAGAAAAATATTTCGAAAATGATGGAATGAGACATAAAATCGTAACAAATTTAAAATTAAAACCATTAGAATTAATTGTAAATGATAAATATAATGTAAAAACATATGAAAAATTCTGTATAGATTATTGTATTGTTGATTATAGTTTTAATCTAAAATTTAATGATTTTATTATAAATTATACAAAATGGATGCAAGAGAAGTATCCTGAATATGATATTTCTTCAAAAGAAATCACAGAAATTAAAGACTACTTCAATGTTAAATTAATGTTTGATAATGGCACAATTTACGGTATTCAATTTAAATCAGACGAATTACCTAAATATACATTACGTAATCATAATAAAATTTATATGTTAAATGAAAATCGTGATGTTATAGAGACTTTTAATGGTCTATCTGAAGCATCTAATAAATTAAAACTAGAAATTAAAGCTGTATCTGATATTATTAGATATTCTAAAGTAATTAATACAGATAATCAAAAGGTAATGTTAATATATGACAAAGATAATAATTTAATTAAAACTAGAAATGTCGAAAAAAAAATAATATACAAATTCAATTTTGATACAAAACAATTATTACAAAAGTTTAATTCTACAGTTGAAGCAGCACATCATTTCGATATAAGTAATCATACAATATTAAGATATATTTCAATACAAAAGGTTTTTTCATGTAAAAACGAAACGAATATACTTTTAAGTTATTTAGATAACATTGATAATTTAATAATTCAGGAACCAACAAAAGTAATTAAATCACGACCATGTAAAAAATTATTCACATATTATAATAACACTAACGAGTTATTTACGGAATACAATGGTCCTTTTGATGCAGCTGGTAAATTAAAAATAGGTCAATGCACCGTTCATCGTCACATTAAAAATAAAAAACCACTAAATATTATCCATAATAATAACAAAATACAAATAATATTTACTTATTCTAAAAATGAAATTTAATATCAAACTGTTATATAAATTTGATATTAAATTTAAAATCCCCAAATTTTATCTAAATCAATAATCATTTCGTCAACTGTATTTTTAGCAGATACTTTAGTATCTTTTAAGTTTGTTATTAAATGTTGTAAAATTTTATATTGTAACGAAGATTCTATATTAGATTTAAAAGAATAATTGATTTAGATGATAAAAAAGTAATTTTTTAGTATAAACGTTTAAATTTAACAAGAATAATTTTAAATTTAAAAATAATATTATTAATTAAATATTATAATAATGTCTTTTACAGATATACTTTATTTAGAAACAAAAGATTCACATAGACAAGTTGATAAACATCCATTTGTCTCAATGATACGAAAAGATAAAATAGCTGGAGATATGTATATTAATTTTAATAAAATTTGCATTTACAAAATACAAGAAGTTTTAAAATTAAAAGATATTAATTTACAATCTAATTTATACAGAGAATTCGATCTACCTGATATATATACATCCCCTGTTTTACAAGAAATATTAACACATTGTAAAACATATCCGTTAGAATCAGCGTATCAATTCTATTTAGGTTTGTTATTTGGTGGTAATATGTTAAAACGAATGTTACCTGAACACAATGACTTTTTAACATATGAAAATTCAACAGATTTAATAAATGATTTTAAAACTTATCTTTGTAACAATGTTGATGAAATAGAAAAGATAAAATTTATAGAAAACGTTAATGTATCATATAAATTAATTAAAAAACTATTTGATGAATTTTATGATACATTAAAACATCCAGTTAAAATTAGACTTTTTCATTGATTTTAGTTGGTTTTAATTGGTTTATAAGGAGTAATTAAAATCCCCAAATTTTATCTAAATCTATCGTCATATCATCAACTGTATTTACTATTGGTACTTTATTATAATTTGATTGATTTATCAAATATTCTAAAATTTTATATTGTAAAGATGTTTCTATATTAGATTTAAAAATTTTATTGTTATCGTCAAATGTAAATATATTAAGAAGTCTTTTTAAAACACGCAAATTAATTTTTTGAAAATTTTTCTTTATAATTTCATCTCCATCTTTTTTTAATTTATCTAAATTATCTATATCTATTTCAAACAATTTATAATCATAAATAATTTGAAATATTTTATCTAATGCATTTTTGACTTCGATATCGTTCATATTATTATACAATTCTAATTTTTCCTTTTTAGTAGTATTTTTACCTCGTTTATTCGTATCAAAATATCTATTTACAATTTTCATATTATCTAATAAAATATTTACAATATAAAAACAATTCAATGGATAAAAAATAGAATTCGCATTAATGTTACTATCGTTTATATTAAATTTACTATAATGTGTATTTTTTTTACATATATTTTTAACTTCATTATAAGAATTTATAAAATTATAAGATATATCCTTAAACGAATTAAAATTAAGTCTATAATTCATATCTAATTCTTTAAATATTATTTCATTGTTTTTTTGTAAATAATACGTTGGTATAATACAAGAAGAATTAATATATTCATCATATAATTGCCATTGTTGATGTTCATATATTTCATTATGAATAATATTAGAATATGATATATTATCCGTAACTTTTACCATATTGTTTAATATATCTAAATCATCTTTATCAGACGTTTTATTAGTTTCTGATACACGTAATTTGAAATCTAAAGTTATATTAACATAATTTTGAAAAATATTATTTGATATAACATGTGGTTCACATAAAAATTTATTATATGCCTTATTAAAATCAAATTTACCTTTTGATTTAAAAATATACTCCATTTTTTTAGATAAATCCTCATCAGTATATTTAATGTCTATTGTATCAATAAATTTAACAAACGATATTTTTGACGCTTTACTTATATTCCATTGTTCTAATATAAATATAATTTGTCTAATATCATTTTGAGATTTTTCTATTATTTGTTTAATCATATCTTTTTCTAAATTTAAACATTCTTCTTTGTTAATATCAATTATAAGCTTCGACATTTCTAATAAACTAGGATGTTTAAAATCTACAAATGTACAATTTTTATAACTACTAAAAATATCCTTGTATTTTGCTGTATTACATATTAAAATTATAGGAACATTTATATTTCTTGTATAAATTAAATTAATAAATGATTCTATACCACGTTCACATAATTCAATATTATCAATAAATACAATATTATTTTTATCCTTTTTGTTTTTATGATTCCATTTATCAATATTTGCTAAAGTAATACCATTAAAATTAATTATTTGTTGTAATGCATCATTAATTTTATCAGCGTTACGTAAATTATCAGAATCTACATTAATTAAATTATAAGCTTTAAATAAACATTCTATAGTAACTGATTTTCCACAACCAACAGGACCATTTAAAAATAATATTTGTTTAACATCTTTAATTGTTTCATATTTATATTCAATATTTTGTATCCATTTACGAATATTATTTACTACATCTTTATGAAATAATGATTTTTGGGTTGTAGGTTTATACTTTTGACTAAACATTATAAATATAAATATTTTGTAATTATTTTTTATTTTTTTTATTTTTATTAATTAAAAAATAAAATGACCTTTACCGAAGCAAATCAAATTAAATCACACAATGATTATGTTTATTATAAAATAACTTGCATATTATGCAATCAATCTTTTGATAAAAATATATTAAAACATGCATGTAAATTTCGTAACAGACATAACTATAAATAATAATTCTATTTATCATTATTCTATTTATCATTATTTCGTTTGTAAATATTTTTTTTTTAAAAACGATAATATAAAATGGGTTCAGATATTCAGCAAACATTTCAAAATTATTTAGATGTACATAAATCTTTGTCAAAAATGAGAAAAGAACAAAAAGAAACAAAAAGCTTATTAGATAAATTAGAAAAAGAAATTAAAGAATACATGACAGAAAATGATATGGATAGTATTGCTTTAAAAGATGGTGAAATAATACTTTATTCTAAAAAGGTCTCTCAAACTTTTAAAAAAGAAGTTCTTATGGAAAAAATAAACGAACATCTAAAAGATTCACAAGAATCAGAACGTTTAACTGAATCTATTTTACAGAATAAAAAATATGTTTTACAAGATAAAATTAAAGCAGTTATCAAAAAAAAATAATAAATTAATTAAGAATTTAATTTAAATTACGTCTAATACTATTCCTATTATATACAATAATTTCATCAGTTACATCATCATCTATATTTTCATTTACACGTACATCACTTCCATTTACATCACTTCCAATTACATCATTTCCAATTACATCATCTATAATTTCGTGTAAATCACTTCCATTTACATAATTATCGTAATCTATTACTATATTGGATTGTTGTAATGTCAATTCTGGGATATAAAGTCTTGTAGATATATTAGGCTGTTCTTCTTGTGAAAGTTCATTTATATTTATAAAAGTATCAATATTCATCAGTGAACGATAAATATTATCTGATAAATTTGTACTTTCTATATTTATATCAACATGCATTTGTCTTCTATCATTTAAATTATCATTAGCATTATGTATAATTAAAGAATCGTTTGAATGTTGCTCTATTCTTAATTCTTTATAATCTACAGAATAACTATCTAAATAACATTCTGCATCTATGTAAAAGGATTTATCTAGATTAAATTGTTCTATAATTTCTGGATATTTACATTTAAGTTCTCTATAAATAATTTCTTCACAATAATCTCTAGATCTTTCTTTGTATACTATAAGTAACACAAGTGTTTGTTTAAAGGGTAATAATTCAAGCAATTGTAGATTATCTTTTTTTAAAAAATTATACAAATCATCATATACAACCAAACGTATTTCTGGTAATAAAGAATTTATAGCATGAAATACACAAGATTTAATTCTTGTTTTTTCTAATAATTTTATACCGTTAGAATGCTCAGAAATAGTACAATCACCTTTTTCATGATTTGAACAATAATCATTACATACATAATCAGAAACATATTTTTTTACAAATGTATCATGATCAAATCTATAACATCCAGAAATACCAGCTACATTCCAATGATCACCTAATCCCTTAATCTGAAATCCAATTCTAGCACAAGCATAGCATCTTTCTAAATTATGATGTGATAACGCATTGCATTTTTCTGTTTTGTATAAACTATTTTTACAAATAGGACATATCATAAAATTATTTATATTTTCTAATAACATTAACATTTGCTTAAAAGCTTCTTCACGCGTAATTTCATTATTTTTAAATAAATAAGAAGACTCATCATATGTTACCTTATCTTCAACTATAGAAGAAGAAGTAACAGTATATTCTGAATTTTCTGAATTTGTATCATTTATTAAATTATTATTATGTATATCGTAATTTTTATTAAAATAATAATTATAAACATTTGGATTTTCATTTTCATAAATTGTTTTACAACTATAACATATAGGATAATAATTGTATATAATTTGATGACAATAATAACAAAATTTTTTTAAACATAAATTATTTTGCGAGCATTCTATTATAAGTTCACCTTTATTCGCAGTTTTCAATAATTCATTTTCTACTAATATATCAGTATTACATTTTGAATTTGTTCTATAATTATTTAATGGACATTTTATTATAGTATATCCAGGAAATGTATATCTATTTGAATGTTCTAAATAATTATCCCATTCATCTTCTGTATTACATATTTTATAAATTAAATTATGATCAAAAAAATTTTTAAATCCTATTTTTGTTACACAATCCTTAAATGGATATGGACAAGCCATATGTGAATTATTTTCATTAATAGGATGATTTTCATAATTATTTATTATTTTTCTTATACACCCCACACATATATAATGTTTATTACAACAACTTTTAACCAATAAATCATCTGGTATTATATTATTACTAAACGTATTTTTTTCTATATCATTTAATGATAAATATCTATCCAACTCCATTTTTTCATCAATCATATTATCTGTAATTTCATCAATCATATTATCTGCAATTTCATCAATCATATTATCTGTAATTTCATCAATCGTATTATCTGTAATTTCATCAATCGTATTATCTGTAATTTCATCTTTTTTATTTAAATCATAATATTCTTCATCAAAATCATTTATGTATTTATTAATTAAATCATCAATATCTAAATCATCGTTTTGATCATTATTTGTATTATTATCGTTTTGTTTAGGTGTCTTTAAAATAAATTGTGCATAGTAATAATGCCGAGTTCGTTTTATTAAATTAAACGTTTCAAAACAAACGCAACAATATTTATCAATATCGTTAATTAATTTATATTTATTAGATATCATTAAATTATATAAATAATATTATTTTATGATAAATCACTTTAAATTAATTAAATGTATTCAAATCCTATAACTATATCAAAATTTAAAACAACATTTATACTGTACATTATAGAATTATTGAACTGAAAACTTATTTTATTCATTTCGATTTCTTCTTCTATATCAAATGGCGTATTTATATTAGGTATATGACAAATCCTATAACCATAATTATCTTGCGAATTAAAATGAATCTTGTCATAATATGAAAATGTTTCCTTTGTAGTGTAATAACGTTCTATTTCTTTATCGTTAATAAAAATTTTAAAATAAATATTTTGATAAATATTTTCAATAGGTGAATTTTCACCAATATATATATTATTATTAATATATTCAGATTTGTTAAACCCCAAAATTTCACGTAAAGAATAATTCGTTTGCGATGTATTATTTGAAAAGAATATAATACCAAAATCTTTATCTTTAGATCTTCTATCTAATTCCGTTTCTTTATCGTTATTAATAGTTTTAATCCAATCACAAGTTACATACACTTTATTTTTTATCCGATTTTTATAAATTAAATATTTATAATCTTTATTTTTATTTATTGAAACATAATTTATAGTTTTAGTTATTACATCTAATAGTTTATCTACAGTATAAAACCCTATCGGAATAGTAATTAAATGTTTATACGATCCTTCTAATAAATAAAATTTATTATTATAATTTGTAATATTATACATATCATATAATAAATTTATCGTTTCAAGATTTACACTTTTTAAATTTGGAATATTTAAATCATATTGGTATTTATTATCAACAAAATTAGCATCATCTGAAAAAAATGTAATAAAATTTATTTTAGAATTAATCTCATTTTCTAACTCTCCATTTTCAATCATTGTATATTTATTTAAACACCTTTTATTAGATTTATATTTTTTATCATTGATTTTTTTTATAGATTTATCATTTTCAATTTGTAAATTAACCTTAGTTTCTTGTTGTTGTTGCTGTTGTTGTTGCTGTTGTTGCTGTTGTTGCTGTTGTTGCTGTTGTTGCTGTTGTTGCTGTTGTTGCTCAAAATTATTTTGTTTAATTTGTTGTAAATAATTTTTTTGAATATAATTCTGAGAAACAATAAATTCAAATTTACTAACAGCTAATTGATTTAATTTAATCAAAACATCTTCTAAATTTACAGATTGATGTTTACTAAATATTTCATTATATATATTTATAAAATTATCATCATAAATCATTCCTTGTAATTCTAAAAAATTTTGTTTATATAATTCCAAATTTTCCGTAATGAGTATATTTTTTTGACTTAAATTATTAATAATAATATTAAATAAATAATTTGAATTTTTAGGTGATATATACACATTTTTAAAACGATTTACAGTATCACTCATTCTATTATATATAATTAAAAAGTATTATTTTTTTTCACGCGCAAGTAAGTTCAAAAAATATAATATTATTTACAAAAAAAAATATATAATATATATATATATATATATGGATAAAAAAATAATAATAGTAATAGTAATTGTTTGTATTTGTGTTTGCATATCAATTAGTGTTGGAGTTGGAATTGCTTTTGCTACTTCAACAACAACAAACACAGCAACAACTAAGGCACCAACAACAACAACTAAGGCACCAACAATAACAGGTGCAGCAATAGAAAAAGCAACAGCAACAATAGGTGCACCAACAACAACTAGGGCACCAACAATAACAGCGGCACCAACAATAACAGCGGCACCAACAACTAGTGCTCCACCAACAGCGGCTACATTTACTCCATTATTATCGAATGGTCTTTATAAAATACAAGGAGGTAGAGATAATAAATTATGTTCAGATCAAAATGAAGAGGTGAGATGTAATGTAGATAACTTAGGTGCTTACTTAGGTGCTTATGAGAAATTTACATTAGAACATTTAGGTGATAATTATTATACTATAAAAGGAGGTAGAGCAAATAAATATTGTTCAGATAAAAATGAACATGTGAGTTGTGATGTAGTTAATTTGGGACCATATGAAAAGTTTAAAATACAAAAAGACGGACAGGTATATAATATAAAAGGAGGTAGAGAAGGTAAATTTTGTTCAGATCAAAATGAACAGGTGATATGTAATGTAGATAATTTGGGACCATATGAAAAATTTAATATTATAAAAATATAACTTATCTAAACCTAAAAACCTAAACAAACAAAGAAGTTTCCATGGAAAATATAATACTCATGTAAAAAAGTTAGGAAATCTTTAAAGTAAATTATTATAAATATATTTTAAAAATTTTAAATAGTAAGTTCAAAAAAAATGAAATTTCTCTTTATATATATTAAAAATAAAATGACAATTAAACAACAACTATTTAATTCATTCATTAAAGGAATTGGGAAAACTTTTGGTACAGCTATAGTCTTTGGATTTTTTGGTACTGTTTTCTATATGTATTCTAATAATCAATCTCATAAACATATAAAAAATGATCAAGATCAAGATCATAAACATCTAAATGAAAATGATGATACAAATGAAAATAATTTGGATGTCCAAATGTCTAATGTAAATAATACCGAAAATAATACAGAAGATCATACAGAAAACAATTTCGATGATCTTGAAAATATTGTTAATTCTAAATATAAAACTCTTTTTGAAAATTTGTTAAAATAAAAGTTAATATTAATTTTTTTAAATGATTAATATTAATTAATTACTTTTTTGTGAAAGCATCTTTAATTTGTAATCTTGTATTAGTACCGATATATTTATTGCTATGAATTTTTTCTAAACCTTGTACATCATCGCATAAAGGTGAAAAACGATTAATAGATATACCACTAAAAATGTTACATGCTTTATTTAATCTTGTATATTCTGGAACCAATTGTTTTTCACAATCTTTTATAGTTTCCTTATATGGTTTTTGTAATGCTGGATTATATTTATGAGTAGGACATCTTGAATTAATATATGTTTGTCCTCTTAAATCACTTTCAATATCAACTTTATCAGAAGAAATACTTTTCATAGGATTCTGCATAAATGGTGATGTACCTTGATAACAAGATTGGTTTGATCCAATAACGTGAGAATCTGTCATCCACTCAAACGGTGACTTACTTTCTTGATCTTTTTTTTCCAAAGCACACTTGTCATATAAATTTCTTGTAAATGAAAAATGAGACATTTAATTATTATATAATATATCGTTTTAAAAAAAATTTAATAAAAAACATAAAGAATTTTATAAAAAAATGAAAATGAATATATAAACAATTTTATAATAATATGAAAAGTACAATAGATTGGTGCGAATTGAATTATGCAAATTCTGAATATATTGCAGAATATTGGAATACTATGACTGGAGTGTTTTTAATAGTATCAGGTGTTATGTTTTATAATTTAAATAACGATTTAATAATGACAAATAATATACACATTAGACAGAATTTTAAAAATATATATAATTTATTAATTTTAGTTGGTATTGGCACGATGTTATTTCACGGTACTTTATTATATCCATTTCAATTATTAGATGAAATTCCTATGATTTTATTAGCCTCACAATATATACAAATTTTATTAAATTTAAATATTGTTCAAGTAATGTTTAATCGAAACATATTATTCCATTTAGATAATATTATATTTATAATACCTGTTCTATCTATTGTTATTTCTTTAAGTTATTTTATTAATGTATCTTTACAAATTATTACATTTCATGTTACTTTAAAATTAGCAGAAATTTCACTTGTATTTATTCTTTATAATTTATCATTCAAATTAAACAAATTTTCATATGATATAATTTATAAAAATCACGTTAATAATAATAAACAATTAAATAAAGTATCTTTAACAGAATCTAATTTTTGTGATAATAAAAATGATACAAACAATTCTAAATATTCACATTTAATTAATGTTCAAAAAGATATTTTAGAATATATTAAAATTAGAAAAAATATTTCATCTTTAATCATTTCTGCATTAATTTATTACGGAATTAGTGTATCATTATGGATGATTGAAAATGTATTGTGTAATTATACTCATTATTTACAATTACATTCTTTCTGGCATATATTATCTAGTATTGGTATTTATAAACTAAATCTAATTATCGTTAATTATACATTAATCGATCAATTACTTTATAAAATTCCAAATGAAATTCCAAATAAAGTGACTAAATTTAACTAAAATTATTTTTTATAAGAAATTGAATTAAATTAATTAATGTATTTAATTAATTAATTTAATGTTAAATGATACAAATATTAAAATTTCAACAATTACTTTATCGTCGCAATTACCTGCTTGTAATTTAAATTTAACGAATATTGGTAAATATTTAGATATAGATAAAGAAATAATAGGTATTAAATACAATTATGCAGATTTAAATGTAATGAAAGGAAAATATTCAACAACTATATATAAAAAAGCAAAAATTAAAAACGCTGATAAAATTAATAAACGGTTATTTTATAACCAAATTACAATTATTTACAATAATAATGGTCATAATGTAAATGTTAAATTATTTAAAAATGGTAGTTTACACTTAACAGGTTGTAAATCTGTAAATGAAGGTGTAGATATTACAAAAACAATTTATCAAAAATTAACAGGATTAAAAGATAAAAAAGATACTATTTTATTAACAAAAGATATAAATGGTGTTTTATTAGATAACGATAATTTAATATATTCATATATTAATAAACAAATAATTGGTCATAAAATAAACAAAACTAACCAGTATATTATTAATAAAAAAGAATATACTATCGATTATAAAACACATATGTTTATTTCAAAAAAATTTGAAACACAAAGAAGACGTTTTATATATAATTTAGATGGAACTTATATTGGATATTCAAAAATAGAATTATTAAAGAATAAAAATAAATTTTATAAAAAAAATATTAATATTTATTTTGATACATCTAATGATTTAATTTATCATAATAATGATAATATAATTGGTAAAGTAACATATGATATAGATAATCTATCTATAAATAATATATCGTCAATACCAGATATTATAGAAATTAATTATAATTGTAATCCATTTATTGATACAGAATATTATTTAGATATAAATCGTCCAGATTTTAAAGAACACATCGATTTAAATGTAAATTGTATAAATGTATATTTTAATATTAATTTTGTAATTAATCGTCAAAGACTCTATGAAAAACTTATTGATCTAAATTATATATGTAAATATAAACCAGAATCGTATTCAGGAATTAAATTAATTTATAAATTAAATTTAACTAATGATTTAATTTTAGAAGATGATTCTAAAACTAAAATTCAGGGATTATGCACTTGTACATCAAAATGTACATGTGTTAATATAACATTTTTAATATTTCAAAGTGGTAATATAATTATAACTGGTTTTAAAACAATAGAACAAATCGAACCAATAACTAATATTTTTATAAATTTATGTAAATTATTACGTAATGATATTGAAAAAAGAACATTTTTATAGTACACTATTTAATTTTATTTCTAAAGAAATTTTTAATTAATTTAATTTCTTTATAAATGTTAATATAAAGTAAAGTATATGTCTTTAGGTATAAAAATTATTGATAAATATAATAATCAAATATTAAATGAAATAGAAAACAATAAGTTTAGTGTACTTATAGATGATCCAATTACTTTAATTAAAGATAAAACATTTGTATTTTTAGGTTTACAATATTATCCAAATTTTGTTAAATTAGAAATTAATATTGGAGAGGATGACTATTTGTTATTACTAGATAATAATTATCTTGATTTTAGTTTAAATGACAACCCTAATATTTATATATCAACTATATTTAGTATAACAGATAAATCTAATTATCAAAATTTTGACTTAAACCCATATAATTTATATAATAAAATAAAGACTAATTTTGAATATATAAATAATTTACACGAATCTTTAGTTAAAGAGTTTATTAATTTAACAATTGATGATTTAGTTATTATAATTAAAATGAAAATGTTAGACTTTATAAATCTTCAGGATAATGAATCAATTTTAAGTATAGATGAAAAGGAAACATTAGAACGAGATCTCGCAAATTATTTTAGTGATATTGAATCACAATTAAAAACTAAAAAACGCAGTTTGTTAATAGAACAAGAAAATTTAAAATCATTTTATAATCAAGCATATAACTTAACAAATTTATCTCAATATTATGATTTAACACCTAATAAAGATCGTCCATTATTTAATTATACAAATATAATATTTACTGCTCGTGATTCTAAATATGAAACTGGTGTTTTAGGTAAATTTATTAAATTACAACAGATTTTTAATACATTAGAATTATCAGATGATATACCATTTATAGTATATAATAAATCCAAATCAGCACCTATGATAAAAGTTTATAATAAACTTATTGACACAGTATCGGATAATACTATTAAATCATGGATATTAAATGAAAAAAAAAAAATAAATCAAGTTAGTTATAAAAAAGTCAAAGGTTTACTTTTCAAATATCATTTTAAATACATGCGTAATCAAATCGAAATACATAATTATTTAACAATATTATTAAACGAAAATG